CTGGCCGCGCAGGTTCATGTCCTGCATCAACTTACTCACAGACGCCTGCAACGGATCGTTCAAGACGCCGTTTTTAATCAGGTCGTTTTTAAGTGAATCAACCAGGCTAACGACGGAATCAGCCACGCCTTTAATGGCGTCGATCTGACGCTGAGCGGCGCTTTCGACTGATTTGGCGTAATCGTCCCAATATTTTGCAGCGGCGTCAAGGTTTTTTTTGAGGGCTTTGGTGTCAGCATCGCCTGCGCCTAATTTAAGCGAACCGGCGGCAGGACCTGGCCCTTTGTCGCCGAAGGCTGCCTGTGCTTTCTTTGCTTCTGCCTGTGCTCGCTTGAGCATATCGTAGAAGCCAGTGAAGGGATTAAGTTTCCCCAGTTGCTGATTGATGTAATCATTGAAAGGCTTTACTGCATCGGTAATAACTCCGCCAATATCTTTATGTTTTTGCAGATTAGCGAATAAGCTGTTGTAAAATTTATCGCTACCAACTTCTAAATTATCAAAATCAAGAGCATTACTAACAGAGGAGCCAAACTGTTTGACAGTTTTGAGTGCCATACCTGAAGGCCCCATTGCTAACAGGGCTGCATCAGGAATTTTCTGTATCCAGCCCAGCATCTTTCTGACGCCAGCTGCGAGTTCGCCTATTGTCCAGTAAATTCCATGAACGAACTCTTTAAGGATGTATAATGCACCAACAACCGCATCGTTAGTCATGTTCCGGAAGCCGCCCAGATTCGTCTTATAGGCATAGACAAAAGCACCAACGGCTATAATGGCGAGTGTTAATTCTGGGCCCAGAAAGGCCACGAACCTTCCAATTGACTTCCCCATGGCGAACATCGATTCGCCAACTTGGGCGTAGGCCATTTTGATGAACTTAGCACCCACCAAAGCCAGTATCGGTAGAATGATCGGCTCCATTGTTTTAATTACATCTATGAAGCCTAAAACCGCCCCCGACATAAACGCAAAGCCGGTTTCAAAGTTTCCCTGGACTTTGGTGATCCATTGCTCGAAAGCATTTGTGCTGACAATGGCCACGAGGTTATTCATGGCTTCCGTCAGGTCGTCAAAAGTACTTTTGAGCGCATTGTCTTTAAGCTGATCCAGCGTGTCCGTGAGTTGTGCAAAAGCGCCTTCCAGGGTTTTTGCGCCGAGGATCATGCCGCCACCAAAATCGTGGCTCATGCCTTCCCTAATGGCTTTGATGGCAGCATCGGCAGGAATTAACCCTTGTTCTACTAAGTCGCGCACTTCGCCGGTGGTTTTGCCGGTGGCCTGCGCCAAATACTTCCAGGCATTCACGCCCACAGCCTGCAGCTGGAGCATGTCATTCCCTGTGACACGCGTAGCAGTATGCATTTGGCCAAAGGCCAGCATAATGCTGTTGATGCCTTCCTGACCTCTGCCCAAGCCATAGGCGGCATTTCCCACATCATTAAAGAGGGAAGTTAAGTCTTTACTGAGGGTTTTGGAATTTTTATCAAGTAGTCCGAAAGCCAGCGCCTGTTGTGTCAACGGCGCCAGATCCTTCATCGCAAACGGTGTCGGGATAGCGTATTGCTTGAGGGTATTAAGAAGTTTGTCGGCTTTGGCCTGGCTGCCGTCAAAAAGTGTCGTCAGGCCAACTTTGGTCTGCGCGATGGTGTTGGAAAAATCAAAGAGGAAATGATACGCACCTTGAAGCGTGCGCACCACAACAGCCAGGCTGGCGATAGCGCGCCCCGCCATCGTGATGTGATTGTAGAGACCACCAAAAGCCGTGCCGGCGCTCCCCGTGGAAGCATTCATTTGACGTGCCGTGCTTGACCAATTGACACCGGCGCCGTTTAATTGCGAAAGCCGCTGGTGAATATTCCCCAGCATTTGCGCTGCCTCACCGTCCACTTGCACCTTGATAACAACGGGCGAATTCTGTTTGACCTCACGGATGATTGCTAATACCTGATTAAGTTTCTTGACTGCTTCGCCTACGACCGCCTGAACATTAATTTTGTTCTGGCCACCATTCATGGCTCGTGCCGCAGTAGATAATTTTTGCAATTGCCTAACTGCGGCATCGGTTTTTTTAGTTACGTCCGTCACATTAACTTTAATCGACAATGCCTTTGCGGAAATATCAGATATTTGCTCTATTCGACTTTTTACATTATCAAGAAGATTGATAGCAGTTCCAGCGTTTACCTGGACATCCATAACGATCGGCTGGCGCAAAGGCGCGGACAGCTTACTCACCCTGTTAAGAGCTTCGACTGCTTGATGAATATCTACGCTGACAAATGTTTCGAGTGACATTTTTTAGAACCTTGCAAAAGTACTTTCGACTAATAAATAGGTATAATCAGATTATGGGTATTACAGTCTTAGATGGTGACTTTCGAGCTTCGGCAAAAATCTCTCCCGCCCCCGGTGGTATTGAATTCTGGCAGCAGGATGCAAATGAATGGAGCCCAAGCCGCCATTTTGCAGAGATTGAAAAACTCGAATTTGTCAGTGAAAATCTTTCTGGCAGTGGTTATTCGCCTCTGATGGGCATTGTGGGCGCAGAGATAATCGGCCCTGCTGGCCTTTTGCTGGGAGTGAATAAAAAGAAGGCCACGCAAACGGTTTACTTTAAGTGCACACTGAAAGATGGGCGTTATTTTGTAGGTTCTTCCACCGCAAAGGAATACCAACATTTGCGCGACCTTATGAGATCGGAACCAAATACGGGGTTCGAGAAAAAAATGGATAAGATTGGTTACTATCTTTTTTTGGCGGCAATCGTAATCTTTTTGTTGTATCTTGCCAGTCCCAAGTAAAAGTACTTTTATCATTGAATCCTCGCCATCTCCTTTTCAAAAACCCTTTCCAGTAAACCGCGATTCTTATCCTCCGCGGTTTGGAGGAACGGTCGTCCAGCAATATAACGATTAGCGCGGACATGAAAAAATCCGTGCTCGACGAAAGTAGCATAATTCAAGGGTGATCCCACTCTCGCGTGAACAGAGAACTCACTTCCCACCAATGGCTGCTCGGCGGTAATTCGAGGCCCCCAGATAACCCCATTCAAAGGTTCATCTGGAGCCAGCCTTGGCCCCCATGTGTCACTATCATATTGCGGCCCGAACCTTTTAGTGCCACCCAACGCTTTCGCCTCTGCTACTGCCAGGTCATAGTCACTGCGATCCTGCGTTTTTACATGGATAGAAGCACGTAACGCCCCGGTATCAACCGGGGCGTTTTCTTTGGCATCATCACGAATGGCCACGGCCGTTTCTTCCACAGCCTTTTTAGCAGCTGCCATCAATCCGGTTTGCCAGCGTTCGAAATCATTGGGCATAGGCTTCCCTTAGCCATCAACGAAGGTAGTTCCCTTCAACCCCTCGTGTCTTTCTTTGATGCGTGCGATGATCGAGGTGATGAAGAGCCTCTTCGAGATTGATCAGTGCGCGCGCGTTATCACGACACGGGAAGTCTCCATTCTGAAAAGACTGCAATCTATGAATCATGATAGCAATTAGAGATTCCATCGTTATCCCATTAATACCTTCCGCATTAACTGGTCCATTTTGAAATGAAATTGTTGCTAATGCATTGCTTTCGCAAACAATCTCATACGTATGGTGCGCCCCGCCGTAAGTTGGCTCACCAATGGCTTTTATCGTTAAATTATTTTCAAGTTTCATAAATACCTTACTATTCATCAGTGTCCATAGGCTTCCCTCAACTTCCGCTCATTCTCCGCTCTGGACGCCTCTGCTTCATTGCGGATGGAATGAAATGCCAGTGAGCGCTTTGTCCAAAAAGCCGGCGCTTCTGCGACCACCCACGGCGGACAGTGCCAGAGATCAGCGACCTGGTGGATTAGCCAGTCGCTGGGGAGTTCTCCGGGTTCGTCGAAGACAAGGACGTTAAGGGCGCGACTTCGCTCGCTGGATTCGTCGTCTCCGCTTCCGCCTCCCCAGGCGTCGAAGTAGGGTGCAGGTGATCGAGCACCGCCTTGATGTAGGCTTCGCCCAGTTCACCTAACTCCAACACTTCCTTTGATCCACACAATGTGATGGCAACAGGCAACTCGCGCAACTGCGGCACATTAGTCAGCAATTTGCCAAATTCATCGCGCGCCGTGGCCGCCAGTGCCACATCAGCGCGCGCCTCATCCAGCGAAGCGCTTTCGTTCATCAATTCCAACATCTTACCCAGGCGCTCATCAGACGGATCCATGTCGCCCGGATTGTCGCCGGCTTTAAATCCCGCCTTAAAAGCAATCTTGCCTTGAATAGTGGTGACGCGTCCCCACAGCCGCGTGGGCACCTGCGACTTACGCACCCACACCATAAACCTCATTCCGCCATACTCAAAAAGTACTTTCTCGGCGCGTTCAGCGGCGTCGATAACATCTTCATCGCTCAAGGCATTTCCCTCTTCATCCGTCACCGGATCCAACAACAATAATTCGTCTGACATAATTCACTCTCTCCTAAAAATGGGTAATAGGTTATGGATAATGTTGGATGAAATACTTTCCCTTCACCTATCACCCATCACCTTGTTACTAAAATATAGCGGCGGCAGAGCCGGAGGGCAAATCCAACCTTTTCCCAATTTTTTCACGTCGTGCGCGCAACGTGAAATAGTAGCCGCCGCTGTCGGTTGCCCTGTTTTGATGGGTGATAGGTAATGGGTTGTAAAAGCACTTTCCCATCACCCATCACCTATCACCTATGCCGAAGGCATCGTATGCTTAAAGCGCATCGCAAAGCCTTTGCCGCTGATCATGGTTACCATCGGGAATTCCACATAGCGTACGTTGTTCCCCGCGCCCAATGTGATGGCCGCATTGGGTGAAGCGAAGATCTCGCTCTTGAGGGAGTATTTGCTATCATCGGCATGCACCAAACGCATCTGATACCATTTCGGCGTGGCCGGTTGTGCTGTGCGCAATGCCTGCAACGCTGCCAAATCGCTGCTGCTTTTGGAAAGTCGCAGACCGATTTTGCGTTGTGGCTCTTCGCCGTCAACGTGGCTCTGGTAAGTCTCTTCGTTTTCGTCAAAGAACCAGATCGGGTTCACCAGCGCTGAAAGATCGAAGTTGATCATCATTGCTTTGTCGAGCGGACTCGCCGCGTCCAAGCCGTCAATGTCTGCCGCCATGCGCGTGGAAACGTTTTTGTTGAGCATCGGCACGCGTGCCGGAATCGGAATGGTGCCATTGCTGCCCATCTGGGTCTGCGCGATTGTCACGTCCTCATCGGCTGAGGTGGGAATTGCCAGCGCCTTATTCGCGCCTGGCGTGATTGTGAAAGTAATAGCCATAGGTACATACTCCTCTGTGGAATTGTTAGTAACCGCGAGGTTACTGAAAGCCGCCATCGCGTTTGGCGTGTCGGCGCTGTCGGCAAGGTTGCCAGGCGTGTAATTCAATTTGACGGCCTGTTCATCGCTGTATAAATTGCGACTAATATCTGCTGCGATGTTGCCGCTGGTGATAACGTAATTTGATAACGTGGCCGCCCCGTGAAGCAATCCGGAAAGCGACAAGCCGCTTGTTCCTGTGATTGGCGGACTGTCTGCTTCAGTTGTGGTTAGCGAGATTTTATTAGGGGTGGCCGCACTAACAGTGGCGGCGTCAATGGTGGGAGCTGTGGTGTCGGGCAAATTGGATATAACTACCCCAGCAGGCGAAGTGCCACCTGTTACCGACCAAGCGCCATCGGTTGGATCAGACTCATTGCTTCCGCCACGGTAAACACCATCATTATTGGTTGAGTAACCTAAAGTCCAATGCCCACTATAAAAAAGCAGGAAATAACGGGAAGTGATATTTACAAACGAAAGTCCGTTTAAATCATACTCAAAATAATCCCCGTTGAAATCATCATCCCCAAAATCAGATGCGGTGTATGCCGGCACAGCAAGGGTAATTGTTGGGCCAGGCTCAGAGGTTTCTCCGATATAAGAATGCCATGTTCCATCAGTTGGGTCGCTTGGATTAGTTCCCCCTGAATAAGCCCCTATTGTTCCATCGTTGCCCTCGCCATCTAGCTTGGCTGACCACAACTTCCACTGGCCATCATCTATCCCCCAGAACATCCAGTGATCAGAATCTTTGGAATATGCTGGATAACCATTGGCTGTTCCATCCTGAAGATAAAGGCCATTCCACTCAGAGTCTCCCGTGTTGGATAACAAATAAGCATTTGGCATCTTAAGCTTCACCGCCTTGCGATTGTGACGATGCATTACATGCAACGCTGAATGCGGCACATGAGCGAGAATATGCTTCCCTACCAGGGAAGCTATAATCACTAAAAGGAATAAAACTGGTAACGACCATAAGAATATCCACTGTTTTCGACTAAAACCAACACCAGGCTCCATATCCTGATTTACGCGCTCGTGACAGTCGCATCCGCCCAATCTCCGCCAAGAGCCTGCACTTTCGTTTGCACATCGGACGCTTCATCGGTGGTGGCAATGGTGATGTCTGTGCCACCGATATTCACAACGTGATCCGTATCCTGATCCGCCAGCTCCACTGTAAAGATATCGCTCTGCGGCGCAGTGCCGGTCATCGCAACGCCGGTGGCAGTAGCCTTCTGGCAGATAATAGTGATTTGCCCTTCGATGGTATCGCCCATGCGCTCTGTTGGCATAGTGATGGAAAGCAGCAAGCCATAGCAGCAGCGTTCGCAGTTGGATTGCAAGCCATACTCCACTGTATACGTGGAGCCGTCCAGATCTCGCGGCCCATCTTCGGGAATTTCAAAGATGCGCGTGCGTGTGCCGGTCGCGATTTCGTCCGATGTTGGCGCGCCGCAAAGCATCTGTAGGAAGATAGGTGCTTGCCCATAATCCCAACGAATAGTTCCTTGAAAAACCTGATGAGTGCGCTCCAGCGCCGCCCAGGCATCTTCATTGAAACCATTCGGACGAAAATTCGCCCACGCTTCCTCCGGCGCAAAGTCGCCTTTAACAGAAACCATCACAAGGCGCTCGCCGTTGACGTTATACACACCTGGCGTGGTTTCCCGAATCAGTTGCAGAATATTCTGCGTATTCATTTGTTCTGCCATAATAAAACCTCTTCAAAAGTACTTTTACGTGCTATATATATGAGCGATCACGCCAAATTCACTAACGTGGAAGCCTTCTTCGCCGTAAAGTCGCTGCCAGCGTTGTACCACTTCAGATCCGTGGATAATTCCTTCACCGCCTGCGGTGTGAGACTTGGTGCCTTCACCGAATGCCGCCATAATGGCGTAAAAACCTTTAACGGTGTAATCTTCGATATCGCCAGTCCAGCCCGCATCCGCGAGTTTGTCTTCGCGCATCATCATAAATATTTTGTATAAACCATCTTCCAACACCACGTTTTCGGCGTAATTGTCGAGATAAGGATCGGAGAGCGGCTGAAACAAAATCACCGGCCACAAATTTGAAGTCCAGTTCGCACGTAGCCGTTGAATACGATCCCCGACCAAAGCCACGGCGTCGGCCGGCACCGTCTCGCCGTTGACAACGGTGGTTGCGCCTTCGGTGGCGCGCAATGTCGCGCGGATCCACGCGTCTACGGTGAATGGCGAGAACACTGGCATTAGCCTTTAACCCTCTTTGCTTTGATGACACCAACAGTCTTCATCCCCTCGTGGTCACAGATCAGGAATTTGTAAACTTGTCCATCGATGACGCCGCGATGGGCGTGCGTGATGGCCGGGTAAAAATCCTGCGTTAAGATCGTGTGTGTGGAAACTTCCATCTCATCCTGCGCGCCATCTGCCGCGGGAATTTCCTCACCTTTGGAATTGAACTTCAGGCAAGTCAGATCGGTTAATTCGGCCACATTCTCCCATGTGCCAGGCTCTACCACGCCGTGATTATTTGTCGTGCCTGGCGTAAATTCCTGAACCGTTAATAGGTCGGGGAAATGCTCTGCGTGTTGGGATGTATCGAGAAAAGTTCCACTCATAAGACCGTAGCCACGGCGTCCTTGCCGTTGAATCCTCATTTCCTGCCATAGCTTTCACCATTGCTCCCATGCAAATAGCTCATCTGCGAATTCGCTAAATCTGCTAATGTCCCATTTGGTTGCATGTGAAAATTAGTTGCATCCCAATCGTTTACATAAGTGAGATCAGGCTCTTGGGTGTTAGCGATACTTGCATCAGCATGTGGCCCACCAGTGATTGGCGCTGGATCCGGCGAAGGAACCGCGCCCGCAATTCCTGCCTGGGAAAGATTAGGTGATGGTGCCGCATCCACTGCTTTGGCCATCAAATACGAAAGTACTTTTGTGCCAAGCGCGGATTTAGCCGCCATCATCACCACGTCATCCCAGCTTAAGTAGGGTTTGGCGTTCCGCCGCTATTCCAATTCAAGCCGGCAGCAATGAGGCCATACAAGATCTGTGCTGCGCCCTGCACGGAAACAATGGTGGTAAACCATGTTGCCGGATCGCTGGTGACGCCTAACTTGTGCGAAATCAATAACTGCACGATCGCGCCGATGACGCTCAGTGCAAATACCACGGCGCGTTGTGCGTGGTTACTGACGCCGAGCTTACTAAAAATGTAAGCCAGCAAGGTTACTCCAACTCCACCAAGGAGCGTTGTAATAATCGTTGTGTCCATAGTTCCTCCGAAAAATTAAACCATCAAATATTGTCCGGCCGTCAATCCATAAACAGAAGTCCACATCCGCCCCAGCATCGAAAAGTCCGATGTCTTAGAGGCGTCCGATGTGGCATATTCTGTTTTGACTGGGCCGGTTTCCTTCGACTTGATTTGCGCGTTCTGCGCACCTTCCGCTGTTACGCGGCGCAAGTTTGCCAGTGGCCCTAACATTGTGGCCGCGGCTTTGTCGCGCACCGCTTCCCAGACGTTCGCAGGGATCTCCGTAGAGAATCCCCACTTGCCGGTAATGACAATCCCGTTAGGTTCGGAATAAACGCGGCCATTCAAAAAAAGTACTTTTGTGTTTGGCCAGCCGCCGCCCGGAGAGCGAAGCTGAAAGTCGTCACCTTCCATTTTTGTGACACCGTCAACCGTGAGCGAAGTAACGGACAGCAAACCGCCGTCAAGTTCTAATTTATTGCCGCCGCCTGTGCGGCCCAGATAACCGTTGCTATAGGGGCCAGGCGCGTCGAAATAACGAGTGGAGTCAGCGGCCGCCGCCAGAAAGGGATTCCAGCCGGTTTGGTCTTCGAAGTCCCGCACCGTAGCGTCGATGGCGCCTTGAATCACTGACGATAAATCATCAGAAATATCGCCCCACGCTCCCGCGAGGGTGAGGTGAGCCTGGACTTCGGCTGGCGTCGGCCACTGAGTCTTTGGCATGTTAGGCTGCGTTCTCCGGCGTGATTAACGCCACGCTTCCTACGATCTGTGATTGATCGACCGGCACATGCGTCGGATTGTGCAGGATCACGATGATGTTTTGCACAACGATGTTAGCCGTGGCGCGATTCAACACCGGCGTGATGTAACGCTGCTTGGGCCGGTGGATCTCGATTGCCAGCGACTTATTAGAATCGTCACTGGTGCCGACCACTGAAGCGCCTTCGATGTCCGCGGCGTCGCCGCCGTCGTCTTCATCACCCTGCTGCGCTTTCAGCGTAGGAATGCCCGTCGCGGTGATTGTGCCCAGGTTGGCGATGATGGTTACATCCTCATAGCCCTGGGTGTCGATCGTGTTGCCTGTTACTGCAGTTTGCGCGGCAGAAGCTGCGCCGCTGGCAGTCAAGTACAGGCAGGAAGTCAATAGCTGTCTCATAAAATCTCCTTACAGATGAGCGAAATTATTGGTGAACGTAAAAGTGCTTTTACGCTGCGATCTTTTGCACCTTCAAGCGCCATGGCTCGGCCACGTCGCCGCCTTCGCGGAAACGGGCGAGAATGACGACTTTACCGGTGCGCGCTTCCAACTCGCGCAGAACTTCGATGGTCATGCCCATGCGCAAAACGCGCATATAGCCGGTGGGATCGCCAAAGATAACTGGCAACGAATTCGCCGCAATGTCAGGCATGAACGCCTCGTAGGCATACATGTAAGCCAGTAGTGAAGCGGGGTCGCCGTTCACTAAACCGGCTTGCTGTTGAACTGGCCACAGGTCGCGACCTTCGAGGTCTTTGAAGAGGGAAATAGCCAGGCCGGTGGAGCGTTTGTTAAAGATAAACCGCGCGTTCTGATCGTATTGTTCCGGCACAGCAAACTTGAGTTTTCTGAGGCCATCCGGCGTAAGTTTGGCAGCGTCACCAGAATTGATGATGTCAGGGCCTTTCTTGGCAGTGCCAGCGCGGGTGAGGATGCCAAAATGTTCGCCAACGCCTGAGCCAGTCAGTATTTTATCGGCGCAGTGATTGCGGTGGGCGATACGCAATTGCTCGGCCAGGTAACCCATGACCGGGAACGCCGAATCTTCCAGCAATTCGCGGCTAATGTTTAATTCGGCTGTAAAGCCGTGGACATCCACCTCGAATGTGCCAAACGCCGGCTGATTGCTCTTGGTAACGGTGCCGCCTTCGCCTGTCTTATAGACACGCACGGCACTGGCGTAAAGATCGTCAGTGTCGTAATTGGTCTTGAGCATCTTCGCTTTGTCGCCGGAAACAGTGACAGTGCGAACCAGATCGACAATTCGGGTGGGAGTGGCTTCACGGGCGATCATGCCAGCAAGCAACTGCGGTGGAACGGTAAAGCCGCCATCTTCATCCACGCCTTCGGTGAGGGTTTTTATTTCATCTTTGGATCTCATGCGCTTTACTTCACCATGAGCGCGCAGGTAAGAAACAAAGGCAGCTTTGTAGCCAGGATTAATAACCGCTTTGATTTGCGAATCGGAAAGAATGCCGTCGCCTTCCTCGTTCACGATCTTGCCGGTGAGCAAGTCGATCTCGGTTTTGCCAACCGCTTTGGTTCCGGCGCTTTTGATTTCCGCACCTTCACCAGGCTGCGGCAGCGAATTGACCGGCTGTTTATTCCACTGGTGAATCGATTTAAGCTCTTCCTGGCGCTCCACGTCTTTCTGTGTTTCTTCGATGTCCGCTTTTATCGCGGATGCTTCATCGGTCAAAGTGCGGGCGCTTTTGATTTCATCTTCAGTCGGCGCTTCCTTAGCAAACAACGCCTGCGCCTCAGTCGTCTTGGCTTCCAGCGCTTCACGCTGCTTTCTTAATTTCTCCAACAAGTCCATGAAAACCTCCAGAAATAAAAAAAGCGCCATGTCTCCGGGAGTACTCGAAAGTACTTTTGGAAACATGGCGCTGGGGCTCTCATGGAGCCTGGGTCGCTATATAGCTAATTTAGAATATGGGGTGACAATTTAGGTGGGGCGCATTTCCGTAACCTCCAACGTTCGCGGGTTGACAATTCTTCGATGTCGCCGTCCGTGCCGACGCACTTCTAACTCCACTTCACCAGTTGTCTGGTGAACCTTACACAGCAACGTTCCATCGCTATCTCGGATAGGGGTAAATTGTGAGCGTGGAGATACTTGCATAGTTACTGATGATAATTGTGACATAATCCATTTATTCGCGCAAGTGTTATCCCACCAGGCCGGACATCACTTCGATATAATGCATTTGTTCGCGGCGCATCGCAGTGACACGGACGGCATTCAATTCGGCATTTAGTGATTCGTTCTCGGATTGGAGCCATCGCAATTGCGCAGCCTGCGCGGTCGCCGCATCTTCAGGAGAAACCGATGCCATTTCGGCTTCCAGTGACTTCAAAGCCACCGCCACATTGCGGCGTTCTGCCGGCGTTGGTGTTAGCGATGCGTCCAGTCCCAGCGGCCAGGTCAATACGTGATTGATGGGTTTGCCGTTTTTGACTGCGATTTGCTGGCGCTTCACCAAGTGCGCGGCAGTGCCCGAACTCCAACCCAACAAGCCTTTGACGGCCATATCGTATTTTTCGGCTGCGACAGCATTGTTTAGATCGATCTCGGCTTCGATATCCACACCGTCCGTGCCCATCGTCAATGTCCCCATTCCCAGCTTCATCGCACTGATTTGCGGATCCAACGCATGATGATAATAGACGGGAGATTTCATCGTTTCGCCGACAGCGAGACCATAATCGGTTTTGACATCAAAAACATCGCCATAGCTATCCGCCTGATCCGGCGTAGTGAATCGGCACAACTTGCCACCCAGTTTGCCGATGCTCTTCCCTTCAAAAGTACTTTTACCCAGCGCCTTGATCGCGCCGCCCTGCATCACTAAAATATCGCTCATTTGTAATCACCTTTAATGTAATATTAGTTCCGGCTTTGCCACGCCTACCGGCAATGGCACGAACGACTGTTTGCCGGATTCAGTTCGTAACCAGCACAGGCAGTTCGTGATGCACTGCGTGGATCCATCCTTGGGATGTTGGCGCAATGTTTTGCGCGTGTAGGGACTGGCCGCCGCAATACGTGGGCAATCGGCACAATGCTTTTCAAACTTTGAGAGCATCCACCAAATTTTTTCGTCTTCGGGAAGAGATTGCGCGAACGCTTCATTCGCCACGCCAATCAGACCATTGGCGCGCAGGCGATTGCGTTGCTCCAGTTTCTTGATATTCGCTTGCACCTCGGGAGAATCGTAGCCTTTCTCGAAATCCCCGAAATCCCCATTCACGACGTGTTCAATAAGATCGTTGAGCCGCTCCTGATCTTGCATTGCCCATGCTCGGCCGAACGCCAGATCATCCTCACCAAAATCTCCGCCATTACCGGCGCGCTGCCGGCCCAGCTGCGCCGCTTGGGCCGCATCTTTCGCAATCAGATCCATTAATTGCTTGGTGGCAGATTCCTTAAACGTTAGTTTGCTGTCCCATTCGCGGCGGATGATGTTCATCATGCTGCGCTGGTTGTCATCCCACAGCAACAACAAAACCGTCGCCGTCAGGTCATCGGAAATGATCGGCGGCTTTGGCTGGTTGTCATCGAAATTAAAGGCCTTTATGGCGTCGCATTGTTCGCACATTACGCAGCCTCCTTCGTGGCCTTGGCCCAACGTGCAGCAATCTCGGCGCGGATGGTTTTTAGTTCTTCCTCTGGATCGCCATCATTAGCATCCGTGCCTTTAGGCCGTGCGCGCGGATTGCCTGAACCGTCATGCAGCATCAGCGAAGGCGAAGGCTTTTCAGCGTAGACATCATCTTCCGGGCCGCTCTTATAGCCGGCCGCTTCACGCACTTCAGAACGTTTCAACCAGCCGCCATTGTATGCCATGTCCAGCCGTTTATACAGTGCATCTTGATCCGCCTTCAGCGCACTAACGCCCGTCAGATCGAACCAAATGCGCTGGGTTGCAATGTCGCCAAACTCCGGCATTAGCGCCCGCGTCATGGCGCGTGCAAATGTGTAAAGCGTCGGGATGACACAGCTCTCGTAAGCCTGCGATCGCGCGTCCGAATGACTGGCTTTTGCGGTGGAAGCTTCCAACCCCGCGCCCATACCCAATACAACAGCGGGAATACCAAATGCGGCGGTAATGCGCTCTTCGGGAATCTTCCGGATCTTATCCAACACCATCTGCTGCGGCGAAAAGCCCGGCATGGTGATGTCGATAGGGATGGACTGCACAAACGGTTCGCCGCGCCGCTCACCGGTGAACTTCTCTGTCCAATCCTCCACCATCTTTTTTCGAGCGGCAGTCGACAACATGGTTTCCTGCTTGGGCGAAATGATCACGCCTGGCACACCCATGTTGCGCATCAGCGCGGCGCCAAAAACGGCAGCCTCATTGTCGCTGCATACCTCGCGCAATACAGCGGCGAAGTCACTTAAACCCTTGCGCCCCTGGCTGGCAGGATCAACTCCATTCCTGAAATGGATAATATCCCCAACAGGAATACCGTAAATCTTCCCGTTCACGCGATACTCGTAGCCGCCAATAAAGTCCGCGCCGCCTTCCTCCCAGCGCGGATCAATCATCCACTGTGGAA